GAAGGTTCCGACCACTATTTATTACCTAGTGGTGAAGTAGTTTCAACTGATGCAACTGCCACTAAAGGACAGCCCACTACTAGCTTTACAACGAGGGAAGGGGAGGTCATTGAAATACCTCTAATCAGGGCTGCTGTATTAGACAAGTATGGAGAGCCCGTCAGGAATGTAACTGGTCTGACCCCATCAGAAGGCGCAATAGGTGAGGGCAGTAGAGGTCGCTTCCTCAACTTCAAAACTCGCGCCACGATAGACGCCGCCAAAGCCGACGATATTGCCAGAAGGGCAGCTATCGAAAACGAGAGTTATTCCCTTAGTCCAGATATTATCGACAAATACTTCTCCCCTGAGACACTTCGTAGGGCTGTCGCCCACGAAAATGGAGAGGGCTACGTATCAATCAAAAGGAATAAAGACGGGACGTTTACACTTACTGAGCTTGGGGATGATGCAGTCACACAGGTGCTTTCCCCCGAGGAAACATTTCGTTTCATAGGTTCCGGCTTTGGCGATGAGGCATCGTTCACCAGAATTATTCAGAGGACGGGCAGTTATAATCCGCCTCAACTTGCGTCCACTCCCGGTGAATCATTAGGGGACCATCCGAATTGGGTTGATCCTGATGAATTCCACGCACCCGGAGGAGAGCTAGAAAGGTTACTTCGTATAGTTAATTCTGGAGCTGATATATCACCTGATCCACCAGCTATTCCTCGATCACCTGAATCAGTACTGGAGCAGCCTGGACTACCGATGCCTATGGAGGCACGTAATCCAGTACAAGCAGATCCATTCGTTGAATCGGTTCCTACTGAGGGTGGTGGAGACGTATCACCTCTTAGACAGCAGTCTCTATTCAGTAAGTTCTTCTCAGAAGATCAGGGAGCTATTGACTTAGAAGATTACTTCGGATGGCCTAAGAAACTAGGACAGAATATCAAGAGTGGTTGGCAATCTGGAAGTGATTGGCAACCTGATAATGCAGGCGGTGGTAGTGGGCATGTTCCTCCTGGTAGTGGTGGCAATGGCGGAGTACCTCCTGGTGGCGGCGGGGGTGGTGATGTTCCTCCACAGAATTTCAGGGAAAGATGGGGATGGGGACAAGGAAATGAACCTCGTACACCTACACCAGAAGAATTAGCTCGAAAGGAAGCAGGAGAAAAGGAACCTCCCGGCATTCTGGGAGAGATACTGAGTGTTCCAACTAACGCCACTACAACAGGTGACTTATCAGCCCCCGGTAGACAGGGGTTATCGCAGATTTTCACCCCTGAATTCTGGAGTGCTGGAAAGGCTCAGATCAAGGCTCTATTCTCACAAGAAGCGTATGAGAAACTAACGGCTGAAATCAAATCGAAGGATATGTTCCGCCGCGCATGGAACCCAGCGACTGGTAAGTTTGAAGCATCGCTTGCGGATAAGATTGGCTTCAAATTGATGAGTACGGCTACTGAGGTGGGTCAGAGGGAGGAAGCTACCGCCTCTAGATGGCTTGAAACTGGCGGAATCATGGGTCCAGAGACTATCTTTGGAATGAAGAACTACGCACGATCAGCCTACAATGCACTCCCTGGACGTGTAGTGAGGGCGACCAACCGCGCATACGTACTATTCCTGAATCACCTGAGAGCTAACCGACTAGAGAAGCTAATGAACCTATCGAGGGACATGGCAATCACTGGACTGGATACAGGGTTCGCAAGACCTGGATTCTTTAAGAAAGCAGTCAGTCAGGAAGAGGCATTAAATCTGAATCCCTACCATAATCTGAACCTCGCTAAGGAGATGGTAGACTTCATCAATACGGCCACTGGACGAGGCCCACTTAAGACCAATTGGGCACCTCATAGAGATGCTGAAATCTCACTAGAGAAGTCGGCTGGACTACTTGGGAAACTACTCTTTTCACCACGTCTATTAGCCTCTAGGATCAGGATGCTCAATCCATCCACCTATATCATGGCTAGTCCACAGGTGAGAAAACAGTATCTTCATGCTGCCTTTTCTACAGCTGCTGCATGGGGTATGTTCTCTCAGTTGATCAAATTAGGTGGTGGAGAGGACGCGGAAATCAGCTACGATCCCACTAGTGCTGACTTCGGTAAGGTGAGAATCGGTGATACGCGCTTAGATCCAGGTGGCGGATTCCTTCAGTTCATCACAGCAATTTCACGTCTGTACGAGGGCGGAACCACCTCATCAGCTAGTCAGAAATACAGTCGATACGGCTCGGGCTATCAGGCAGAGACAAGTAAGGACGCTATTGAACGCTTCTTCGTGAATAAGTTGAATCCGACTACGAAGTTCGCGTATGATATAGCGAATGCTACCGAATACAACCCAGTCCATATGGGTGACCGGACTATGCAGATGTTCGTTCCCCTGATCGCGCAAGATATGTACGGATTAGCGCAGGAGAACCCTGAACTACTGCCACTGTTGGGTATACCTATCACCGTGGGCATGGGTACTCAGACCTACGGTAAGGGCGAGTCGATCTCCAAGTTCATTAGCCCGGAGAATGATTGGCTCCAGACGGGTGGTGGATTGAGAGAATTAACAGGGGATGTGTTGCCGAGTCTTCGTGGGGAGCAAGAGGGATACTAAAAATGGGAGGGGTGATGAGCCCCTCCTAAATCTATGCTTTGTATCCTATGGGTCGATCCGTCACTTTGCCTAGTTTGTGGCGGCAGTATGCACAGGTCAGGCACCTACCAAAAACGGTGCTAGAACAAATATGACAAATCCAATTAGCACATTTGAGGTAGTCACGTACTCGATCATCATTGGCATGAGTCTGTACTACATATGGCTCATCTTTTGGGACAAGCTCAGGCTCCTCATACGCCGGTATCGGAATAAGAGGCACGATACCCTTTCCTAGTTATCGAAGGGCAGCCTCAACTGACCTGTTTCCTTCGGTGGCGTGTGGTTCTCCAGTTTGATCATCAGGTTCATCAGTTCAGCCCGTAGACCCTCCAGAATGTTCTCTAGCAGTCTGATGTGTTCAGCCTGTTCACGTATCTTGTTATGTGCTTCACTTCCATCGTTCCAACCTTGAGTCATTTGTTCTTCCCCGAAAAGAAAGCCTTCAGTTCAATCACTTGAAGTTCAGGCATGACATAGATGATCTGATTGCCCATCGATTCAGTCTTGATCATACCGGACTGATCGAATGACATCATAATATCATCCAGTTCAGTAGCCTCCTTGTAATGAGCCCACATCTTCTTTAGCAACATTACGCGACTGATTTGATGTGTCTCCCTGCCAAGTAATTCCTGGATTATCAGCCCCTTAATAGCCTTCGCATCCGATAGACCCTTCTTACCGTGGGTCATTTCGCGCACGTTACCAACCAACTTCTCACAGTGGTTGATAGCTAGTTGCATCGATGCGGGATCGATCACTAGTGTCGGTTCCTTTGCCAATGATAAGATCATCGCCACCTTCAATACAGAGTCACCGAATCTGTTTAATGTACCCGTGTCATCTTTCAAATCCTGTGACTGAATGGTCTGGATGAATTCGTCATACCACATCTGGTACACTAAACCTGCATCGCTGAAGTAGTTCGTTGTACCTGTTTCACGTTCGATGTATGGTATGGCACACGCGTCTGTAGGCTCTTGACTCGCCAGTGGTGCGAATGGACCCTTCAGTCCCTCTAGAATCTTAAGATACTCAGCCAGAACAGTGTATACAGGAGGATTAAGAAGAGGCACGAGCAGACTATTAGCACGATTTCGCTTCGATTCAGAGATGATAAACGTTCGCGCAAAGTATCCGCCATGTATGTCCTTCTTTCCAAAGAAGTCAGTAGAGTGGGCTTCGTTAGTTGCAGTTAACATAGTGATAGTGGGATCCTTCAGATTAAACGATTCCATCTTCAGGAGGGAACGCCACTCACCTATGTTATATTGCCTGTCATACAAGTCAGTTAGAATGTCAGTCGCCACTTTGTCTTCGACGATTGAACTCGTCAATTCCGAGCTGCATATGAAGGCGCATGACTTGTTGATAACCCTCCCACCCGGCTGGGTCTGCGCCGTTCCTAATTCCTTTAAGATACCCTGTATTGATGAACGTCCTGAGATGATGCGCGTACCACCTACGGCACGCACAAGTTGTTTCGCCATGCTGATCGGCGGGCCTTTCTTCAACCCACTCTCTGCATGGAACATCACATAGATATTGGGGTACAGATTGTAGATCTGCCTGTCGAGCCATGCATTGTCCTTCACTACAGCAGAGATGGCAGCCATGCCACCCCATAGCCAGAAGTTAGTGGGAGATTCTAGTTCTGAATGCTGCGCTAATAGTTTGTCAAGCCATGAAGTTTCCACAGAAGTCCCATTGATGACCCATTGCATCTCAGTTCCTCAGAAAGGAATATCATCGTCGTTCCGTGTAGTACGTGTCCGTTCATAATCCCTCTTAGCAAACATATCATTACGCGCATCCTCATCAGTCACTTCAAACTCTTCACTGGCGGTCAATGGGCGCGTAACGAGTACTTGGGGTGGCTCTACCTTAATCTTATCAGACTTGTGCTTAAACAAGTCCTTATAGTTTTCTCCGACTTCCACGTCACATGGTATCTTGAGGAACCTACGTGGTAAGGAACATGCAGAGAAATTGATAGGACGCTCCATCTCCTGTTGGGCTACAGAAATAAAGTCATCCAGGTATTCTTTTCGCACGCTGAACAGAAGTGCATCATGCGCCTCCAGAATGACCTTGCTTTCTGGGAACTTGATCTTAATTCGTATACCTGCCGCTTTGGTATTATCAGTAACGGCCCGTTGAGGGAGGTAGGCCAATGCCTCACGGAACAAATCATCACCCCATCGTTCATAGAATATACGCACACCTCCTCGCTCTGCGTCGATGCCCCATGGGAGAGGTGCAGTAAGTCTTCTGTCTCGCTTGAGACATTCGATGACTTCATTGTGGAATATCCTCTGTATCTTAGGTTGCTTAGAGTGAAAGATCTTCAATGCCCGTTCTGCAATAGTCTCATCTATCTTGATTGGAATCTTGTACTTACGTGCCTGCGTATTAAGCTCAGTAGAGGCTCTTCTTGCGCCCGCGCCAAGATGGCCCGCATGGCGTAGAGTTTTCCCGGCGAAGCGAATAGGAGATTCATATCCCAATACCTTCTTGGAGTAATCCTCTTCACGGCCACCAAAAAACCACGACGCAGTGAGAGCATGGTAATCATGTTTATCTATGTCCTCTAATGCTTGTTCGTCCGTAGCTAGATTGAAGACTACACGGGCTTCAGCTTGGCTACTATCCAGTTGTACGAATACTTCGCCCTCATCAGGCTCATACATTCCACGCACATCACCCCCGATATCACCGTGTTTGGTGAATACCTGGAATGCCGTGCCCATCACTTTCATGTCCTTCTGTTTCTTCTTGCCCACTAGATCTACATACGGGCGTATGGGAGGACTCTGTTGACTAGTACTAGTACGACCAGTCTCAAGGCACATAAAACAGGTAGTTCGCATCTTTCCATCGTAGTCTGGAATGGCGAACAGATATGTGGATACCGTCTTCTTGACACGACGCCGCTCCAAACACTTCTCAATCCATAGCCTGTGTTCAGGTGCTTTCACTCCAGTCTTCAGATTGAGTAGTGCAGTCAGTTCCTCTTCACCGACTCCCATTCTACGAGGGAGCTTCCACAGGTCAAAGAGTAGAGAGTGGACCTGAAGTGGAGAGGAGATGTTGATATCTATCCCAGCTATCTGATACATCTCATAGCCAAGACGCTCATCCCATTCCACGTACTTCCGTATCAGCGCCTGACGTTTCTCCTGATTGATCTTGAATCCATTATTTTCTATTTCGAGATACAGGTCGGGCAGTTTCATTAGAAAGTTCTCATAGAACTTCCTTACACCCAACTCATCTATGTCAGGGTTCATTGCCTCTTCTATTTCGAGTGTGACACAACTATCACGTGCGCACCCGAGGAGTAGATCTCCAATGCTCCCCTCATACATACCTTCATCTTTGTAGAAGGGTTCCCGCGTGTAGATACTTGTAAGGAATGCAAGCCGTTTTGGGAGTTCAGGGTTAATTGCGAACGCCTTGAGGAGAGTATCAGAGTGGATCCGTCGTATGGCAAATCCCAGTCTGCGAATTTTATCTCGGTCGTAGTTGAAGTTTTGTCCGACAATGTCCTTCTCCCATAGTGTTTTGGCTAGCATTCCCCAAATAGTTGCCATGTCCGAGTCTGGTATGTGTGAAATACCATCAGTGTTCCACAGAGGGACTGTCATCCCATGAGACTTATTGAATGACAGTCCTATACAGATGGGTAGACAATGACCACCGGCCTCGATGTCTACACTCATCTTCTTGATTGAAGAGTAGCGTTCCAAGAACTCGTGTAGTTCGCCTGAGTTACGGCAGATCTGAAGTGTTCGATTAGGAAGATTGAGCATGGGATCGTGGCGTTCTTCCCATGCGCGCTTCATATCGAAGATCATTACTTGTCTGTTCCAGTAACCTTTGATTTCTCCACCCGGAACGTGAGATACAAGATCCTTGGGATGATAGGTAGCAACAAATTTAGAGCCCATACCCCTGAGGATTGAGCCTCGCCAGTCACTAATTTTAGTTTTGCCGGACAATGCCCATAAAGCAGTCCCACCGAGAGCGAGGACAACGTTAGGTTTAATGTCTCCAATTTCGACTCGCAGTTCTTCCAATTGCTGATCCATGTCGATACCGCTATCCCTAGCACGGACATGGAACGGTAATTTCTTCCTACCAAGGTTCGCTGGAACTTCATATTTGGATACCGTAGTAACCCAACAGTCTCCGCGATTGATGCCCGCGTCACGCAGTAAACGATCAGTCTCTCTACCAGCCGATCCACTTAATGGGCGTCCGCTATTCACATCTTCGTGTGAAGGGGCATCACTCAATATGATGAATTTAGCCCCTATTGCACCCTGTCCTGGGATATACCGCTTGTCAGTCATTTGCGCGATCCAACAACATGATGATCATGTGCGCGATCTGAACTGAGTCCATATCAGTCAGGTTTGTGTACTCCCGAAGTAGCCGGGCTACCATTTCTACCTTCTCCGCTTGAGTCATAATTATCCTTGAAGTATTTGGAACACACATTACACAGATACGTGTTGGCAATGATGTGTTCAGTTAACTTGTGATCGTCATTGCGGCAGTGCGGGCAGATCGTCGGGTATCTGGGTTTCTTCGTTGGGGATGATGGCATCTTTCACTTCCTCTAGCTTCTCACGCTTGTCTGTAACCAACACATGCACAGCGCGCCACCCCTTGTCAGGAACTTTGATGGGTGTGAATTCCACGATCATTCCTGTCTTCAACTCAGGGAACTGAAGTGTGTCCTGTCTGAGTGAAGTCCAATGAAAGAAAATGCGCGTGAATTCAATCTCCTTGGAACTGATGAAACCCCATCCCGCCTTGTGTACTTTAATGATCCGACCACTTATCTTTTCAGTCATTGTCTTGTCCATATATTCCCTGAGCAGTGAAACGGAGACGCGCCCGTACTTTTCAGCATTGGACGCGCCTCCTATCATCAGAGCCTTCACTTAGTCGTACCCCACCTCTACTGTGCCAGTCCAAAGTTGAAGGGCGTTGGTGTAGCACAATAATTTCAGGATACGATGTTGCTATTCCTCCGATGAATCCGGTACTACGATTTCAGCAGCCTCTCCCTCTTCATCAGGGTCTGCGTCATCGTCATCAAAGTCTTCATCGTCTTCATCCTCAGAGTCGTCACCATCTTCCAACTCATCAGAATCCACGATATCGTCCTTCTCACCGATACCATCTTCCATATCGGCCAGATCGAGCGCGTCCATCACGTCCACATCTTCATCGATATACATAACTTCCTCCACGTAGGTTGGGCCTCGATTTTAGAGAAGGGGACTGATACTGATAGGCCAATGTACCAGTCCCCCGTATTACTGTACTACTAGCGAGGCGTGCGATACTTGTGGTTCACGCGATTGACAATACGACCCTGCCACTCGCCATTCTCCACGAATACTTCCACCTGCTTGCCCACGGCATGTGCCAGATCGTACCGCTTACCCAACTCGGGCTGTACACCGAAGGATGAGAGGAATCCCGTAGCAAAGCCGATAGCCTTGCTGTTGAAATTCCAGGTGATGGTCACACCCTTGAAAGTCTCGTCACCATTGTCAGCGTTGCGGATGATGGTGCCTTCCACAGGATAGTTGGTAGAGCCACCATCCTTTGATGGAGCCTCGCCCACGTTGATGATGTTCATGAGGTACCACGCGGGCTCCACAATCTTGCCCCGGCTCATATCCGCTTCGCTGAACTGAATGATAGGCATCTGTCTCTCCGATTGTTGTTAGAACGTGTTTGTTGGAACGTATGCAGCAGTTGCTTTGACGATGGCTGGTTTGATGTACGTATCGTACAGCGGCTTATCTCCGAATGATACCTTACTCGGAAGATCCAATGCCGTGCGCGCAAAGTCATCACCAGTATGCTCAGTTAATAAAGTATAGTCACCACCTCCTCCTTCGACCATTCCCTTGTCAATATTGAAGTGATACACCTCACCACAATATGCGGGAATCTTAGCTGCGACATTCTTACCAGCGGTCACAATCTGCCGACTGATATGGGTTACGTTCTTAGTCGTATCCCTGTACTCAGCCTTAACGACGTGAGCGATAAGAATCACATTGACTTTATGGAAATTGTTGATGTCCTTCGTGAGAGCCATCAACTCATTCAACGCACTCGACTCAGCATTGTAGTCTTCAATCTCATTGACTGCAATGCCAGCGATTAACTTGCCCGCACTTGCGCCTGATGCGCGCGTCTTACCGTACTTCATCTGTACAGTCTGACGCAATGTCATGTCTGCCATCGATGTGATGCTATCGATCACGATGGTCTTGTATGGGCAGTTCAACTGAAACTGTTCCAACTTAGCTTTCGGCTTAGACCAGTTATCGTAGTCATCGAACGTGATAGTCTTCGGATCTATCCCCCACTTCCTCATAGGCAGATGGATACCATTCATCTTCCTATCCCATGAAAACCAGTATTGCGGTCCAGGGAATGATAGAGCCTGCGTACTCTTTCTAGTCCCAGGTTCACCCTTGAATAGACAATATAGTCCATCAAAGTTCACGTCACTCATTGTTGGCATTTATTCGCTCCGCTCATACTTCGATGTCATGATCTCGATTAACTTTTTATGAACTTCTATTTGGATTT